CTTACTTAAATTAACCCTTGCTAAATATAGGAGGTCAATAATGACTTATTTGCAAACACAATACGACCCTTTCACGACTGTAGGTTTTGATAGGATTTTTGATCGCATTACATCACTTCATAACGAAGGACAGGTAAAAGCGAACTCATACCCACCATATAATATCACTAAAGAAAGTGATACAACTTATATTGTGGAATTAGCCGTAGCAGGCTTTACTGAAGAATCGATTGACATTGAGGTAAAAGACGGGCAACTTACCATTGAAGGTAATAGTTCTGATGCCACAGATGAGAAAGAGTATCTTCATAGAGGCATTGCCGCACGTGCTTTCAGTAGAAAGTTCACCTTAGCTGAGACTGTAGTGGTCAGAGATGCTTCCCTAGAGAACGGAATGCTTCGTATTCTGTTAGAAAACGTTATCCCAGAAGAGCAAAAACCGAAGAAGATTTCTATCGGGAAAACTCTTCAGGATACCAAAGAATTACTCACTGAGTAATACAGGGTGGGACGGAGTGAAAGCTCCGTCCTTTAATTTCACAGCTAACTATAGGAGTCAAAAAGCTGATGAACAGAGCAATCTCTTTTCTGAAGAGTTGCGATGGCACATTTTGCGATGCAGTTGCACAAGTTGCACTGAGCGTAGTATGCGTCTTTGTAATAGCTACTTGTCTGGGTAGCATATCCTAAGAATGAAGACACCACACACAACACAGGAGAAAAGTATGTCTAATAAAAATCCCTTCGAAATCCGAGCAGAAATGCTCAAACTTGCAAAAGATTACATGGATCAGCAGTATCACATGAACATCCAGTTCTATGAGAACATGATCGCAGAGGGCGAAAAAGCCCGTAAAGATGTTGAAGACTGCCTTCAAGATGCTTACAAAATGTATTCAATGGATGAGTTGATGGAGAAAGCCAAGGAACTTTACACTTTCGTATCTGAAAAGAAGTAAGTGTAGTCACCAATCTAAGGAGCGTGAACAACGCTCCTTTTTTCATTTTAATTACAGGAGAGACAATGAGTATTGTGTTTTGGGTAATAGTAGTAATGGGCACTATCAGCGCAGTTGAAGGCAATTCAAAATTGAATAAACTGTGTCAGAAAGAGATAGATGAGGGCGTTTCTGCCACCATTAAAGAGTGTAAACAATATCAGTTTGATACGAGGATCAAAACAGGCTGGTAATACTTAAAATAATGCTTGACAATTGGTCTATGCCGTGTTATACTACACGTTCTAATTGGAGATATAATATGAAAACTGTGATCGCACTACCTACGCTCTATAAGCGTGATACTAAAGGTAAAGTAAGAGTTCTGACCATTGAGTATGGTTATGATGATGAAACCACCGCTGGCACTAGATCAGTTGCAGGCATACAAGAGGGTCAGTTAGTGACCTCTGGATGGAAACTATCCACACCAAAAAATGTTGGAAAGGTTAATGCAACGACCAATATCACTCAAGCCTTAGCAGAAGCCCAAGCAAATTGGGATAAGAAGACTGAGAAAGAATACTTCTCTGATATCAAGCTAATTGACACTTACGAAAAGTTTAAGCCTATGCTTGCAGGTGACTACACTAAACGTCCTCAATCAGAGGGCTGGAGTCAACCTAAACTAGACGGCATCAGATGTATAGCAAATTCATCTGGATTGTGGACTAGAGCAGGCAAAGAAATTACGAGTTGTCCACATATCTGGGAATCAGTGAAGCCATTCATTGAAGCAAATCCTGGTATCGTCTTAGATGGCGAACTATACAACCACGAACTTAAAGAAGACTTTAACAAGATTACCAGTCTTGTGAGAAAGTTGAATGCGACTCCTGAAAGTATTGCCGAGTCTGCATCTCTTGTTCAATACCACGTGTACGATTGCTACGTAGAAGATATGTTGTTTATCAACAGAATTAAACTGGCTTACGGAGCAAAGAGTGATGTTGTAAAGATCGTTCAAACAGACTTTGCACAAACACAAGAACAACTTGATGAGTTCTACAGTTCTTACATGACAGATGGCTATGAAGGTCAGATGGTAAGAAACAACACTCCCTACGAGAACAAGAGAAGTAATAACCTCTTAAAGCGTAAAGAGTTTATCACTGAAGAATTTCAAGTGGTCTCTATGCTTGAGGGTCAAGGCAACTGGGCAGGTCACGTAAAGCATTTTGCTCTTACTCTGCCAAACGGTGCAACTTGTGGAGCTGGAGTTAGAGGCAAGCAAGAAGTCTTAAAAGAATTGTGGGAAGTTGGCGATACACCGTCATGGGCTACACTGAGATACTTTGGTCTTACACCTGATGGTGTGCCAAGATTTCCTGTTGTGATCGATTATGGTTTCGGTGAGCGAAACGATTAAATACTTGACAAAATGTTTCATACGTGATACATTGTACATTATAAGAAACAGATTAGAGGCTATATGACTTTTTACACATGCGTAAATAGATACGGCAGTAACATTCTCTTTCGTGGTTACACGGATGATGGTGGTCGCATTCAGAAGAAGATACCATTCAAACCAACGATGTATCTTAAATCTTCAAAAAATGAGAGTGGTTGGAAATCTTTTGATGGCGTGCCTGTTGACCCTATTCAACTCGACTCTATGCAAGAAGCTACCGAATTCGTCAAGAAGTATGAGAACGTAGACAACTTTAAGATATATGGCAATAACAACTTTGTCGCTCAATTCATCCAAGATAAGTTTCCTGGTCAAATCAAATATGATCTAAAACGCATCGAGGTTGGTAATATCGATATTGAAGTTGCGTCTGATGATGGATTCCCAGAGCCAGATGAAGCCAAGCATCCTATTATCTCGATTGCATACAAAAGCAGTAAGTCTAAAGTGTATCACGTTTGGGGTCTTGGCGAATGGCGCCTAGAAGACTGTGAACTCAAGCTAGACGGATGTATGGTACAGTATCGTCTTTGTGAAAATGAAGAAGACCTGATGCTAAAGTTTCTAACGTTTTGGCATGCAAACTGTCCAGACATTCTAACTGGTTGGAACATTCGACTATTCGATGTTCCGTATATGATCAATCGTACTATTCGTATACTCGGTGACAAAGTAGCAAAGCAGTTCTCTCCTTTCGGTATCACAAAGTACAGAAAGATTGGCATCAAAGGCAAAGAGATGGATGCTTACGAGATATACGGTGTACAGCAAGTCGATTACTTTGACCTGTTTCAAAAGTTTGGTTTTACCTATGGTAATCAGGCATCATATGCATTAGATCACATAGCGTCTGTTGTTCTAGGTGAGAAGAAACTTTCTTACTCTGAATACGGTTCTCTACATGGACTCTATAAACAAAATCACCAGAAGTTTATTGACTATAATATTCGTGACGTTCAAGTCGTTGATAAGATAGACAAGCAAACTGGTTTGATGGATCTAGCATTGATCGTGGCATACAAAGGTGGCGTAAACTACAATGATGCGTTCGGTACAACTGGTATATGGGATTCAATCATATATCGATATCTGTACGATCTCAAAATTGCAGTGCCACCTGCCACCCGCAAGCATAAAGATCCATATCCTGGTGGTTATGTGAAAGAGCCTAAAGTTGGCATGACTGAATGGGTAACGTCATTTGACTTAAACTCACTTTATCCCAACCTCATCGTGCAGTACAATATGTCACCCGAGACACTAGTTAAAGGTGATGATTTCACTGCCAGTGGTGTAGAACACTATCTAAAGAATCCAGTGTCTGATGCACCTAGAGAACGTGACCTATCAGTTGCCGCTAATGGTTCGATGTATCGTAAAGATAAGCGTGGTGTTTTCCCAACTATCATTATTGGTCTTTATGATGAACGTGCTGTGATCAAAAAAGAGATGCTTAAACTTAAGCAAGAAAATGAAGGTAAAAACTCAGCAGACTTGAAGAGACAGATAAATATACTAGAGAACACTCAGCAAGCTATTAAGATTTTGTTGAACTCTCTTTATGGTGCATTAGGTAATCAATACTTTAGATACTTTGAAATGGTTATCGCAGAAGGCATCACATTGTCTGGTCAGCTATCTATCAAATGGGCAGAGCAGGCTATGAACAGAGCCATGAATAACATATTGAAATCTGATGATGAAGATTATGTGATCGCTATGGACACTGACTCGTTATATGTTAACATGGGACCTCTTGTTGAGGCAGTGAAGCCTAATGATCCGGTGAAGTTTATCGATCAAGCGTGTGAGCAAAAACTGGTGCCTATCTTAGAGAAAGCGTACCAAAACATGTTTGAGAATATGAATGCATACGACAATCGTATGGTCATGGCACGTGAAGCTATAGCAGACAAGGGTATATGGATGGCAAAGAAACGCTATATACTTAACGTACACAACAACGAAGGGGTTCAATACGCAGAACCAAAACTCAAGATTATGGGCATTGAAGCCGTCAAGTCCTCAACGCCTCAAGTGGTGCGTGACAAATTTGTAAAAGCGTACCGCATTATGCTTAACTCTACAGAGAAAGAATTGCAAGAATTTGTGAAGAACTTCTACGAAGAGTTCAAGTCTTTACCACCTGAAGATGTATCATTTCCTCGTGGTGTGAGTGACATTGAAAAGTGGCGAGATAAGAATACCATCTATAAGAAAGGTACTCCTATCCACGTCAGAGGCGCCTTGCTATTCAATCAACAGATGAAGAAGCACGGACTATCAATGGAAGAAGTCAAGAATGGTAGTAAAGTCAAGTTTTGTTACATGAAGATGCCAAATCCTGTGATGGAGAATGTAATATCTTTCCCACAGTTTTTGCCTAAAGAGTTTGGTCTAGATCCTGATATTGATTATGAAACTCAATTTAACAAAACGTTCAAAGAACCGTTGAAGATGGTGTCCGATGCCATCAACTGGGAACTTGAACACATAAACTCATTGGAGGGTTTTTTCTCATGACAGACGATATATTTGATTTCGGCTTTACCGCAGTCGATGAAACAGAACTAGAAGCGGTACAAAAAGCAAACATTCAGATCACAGAGACAAGTGGCACTGCTGATCAGTTACAAACGAAGTTAGACAAGTTGTATAACTCTATTAGTCCACTACTTAATAGCCTTAAGGCAAACCCAGAGAAAGAGTATATTCTTTGGCCTAATCGTACAGGAAAGATTGAACAATTTGAAAAGAAACTGTTTGACATATACACGGGTTGATGCTATAATAGGCGCAATGAAACAAAATCTAAACAATGGAGAATTATAAATGTCATCCTTAATGGAAAAACTCGCAAAGAACTCGACTATCAAGTCGACCGCTCCTATCATGGACTCAAAAGTCTTTGGTAAGAAAGATATGGCACCAACGTCTGTACCTATGGTAAACGTTGCACTGTCAGGTAAACTAGATGGTGGACTAAGTCCAGGCTTGCTAATGTTAGCTGGTCCATCTAAGCACTTCAAATCAGCATTCGCATTGCTGATGGCTGCCGCTCATCAAAAGAAATATAAAGACAGTGTTATACTGTTTTATGATTCAGAGTTTGGTACACCACCAGAATACTTCAAGTCTTTTGGTATTGATATGGATCGTGTTATTCACACACCGATTACAGATGTCGAGCAGTTAAAGTTTGATATCACTAATCAGTTGAATGACTTAGATAAGAAAGATAACGTGTGTATCGTAATCGATTCTATTGGTAACTTAGCATCTAAGAAAGAAGTTGATGATGCACTAGACGGTAAGTCTGTGGCAGATATGTCACGTGCAAAGCAGATGAAATCTCTGTTTCGTATTGTAACACCTCATCTCAATCTAAAAGATATTCCTTTGATCTGTGTGAATCACACTTACAAAGAAATTGGTTTGTTCCCTAAAGACATCGTGTCTGGCGGTACTGGTGCTTACTATTCTGCTGATGCTATTTGGATCATCGGACGTAGACAAGAGAAAGAAGGTACTGAGATCAAGGGCTACCACTTTGTAGTCAATATCGAAAAGTCTCGACATGTGCGTGAGAAGTCTCAGATCCCTATTACTGTTACCTTTGATGGTGGTATCATGAAGTGGTCTGGACTACTAGAAGTTGCAGAGAAAGCTGGCTATGTACATAAGCCAAAAGTTGGTTGGTATGAAGCCCTTAATCCAGAGACTGGTGAAGTTCTGAGTGATAAGATGATGCGGGCAAAAGAGATCGTAGACAATAAAGATTTCTGGTTAATGATGTTTGAGAAAACAAATCTTGCCAAACACATCGAAAAGGTGTATACTATTGCTTCTAGTGCGGGTCTCATCAGTGATGATTCTCAAATTGAAATCGCTGATGAGGAGATAGTGGCGAATGATTGAAAACACCGTTCTTGCGGGACTCTTACATAACGAAGATTATATGCGAAGAGTTATACCTTTTCTTAGTGAAGATTACTTCGGTGACTTCACTGAGAAGACTGTATTTAAATCTATAACAGAATATATTGCAAACTACAATAGTGTGCCAACCAAAAGCGCCTTAAAGATTGCTATCGATGAGAAAAGCAACATATCAGATGATCAGTATACTACAATCATTGAAACGATTGATGGTCTAGATTATGATGCTAAAACTGATTTAGATTGGATCGTAGATAAGACTGAGAAGTTCTGCCAAGACAAGGCAGTCTTTAATGCTGTTCGTGAATCCATTCTTGTGTTAGATGGCAATCACAAAGATTTAGATAAGGGTTCTATTCCTGATCTATTGACTAAGGCACTTGGTGTATCTTTTGATCAGAATATTGGTCACGACTTCCTCGAACAACCAGAAGATCGATATGAGTTCTATCATACGAAAGAAGACAAAGTTGCGTTTGACTTAGACTTATTCAATAAGATCACTAAAGGTGGCTTGTCTCGTAAATCTCTAAGTATTGCTCTCGCAGGTACTGGTGTTGGTAAGACATTGTTCATGACACACTGTGCGGCTGCCAATCTTATGGATGGCAAAAACGTTCTATACATTACTATGGAAATGGCAGAAGAGAAGATTGCTGAACGTATTGACGCTAATCTCCTAAACACTACGATTGATGCACTTCAAGAAATACCTAAAGATGTGTATATGAAGAGAGTTGACAGAGTGAAAGGCAAGACTACTGGTAAGTTGATTGTCAAAGAGTATCCGACTGCTAGTGCTGGTTCTGCACATTTCAGACATCTTTTAAACGAATTAAAGCTAAAAAAGAACTTTAGACCAGATATCGTGTACATCGATTATCTAAATATATGTACTAGTTCGAGAATGAAAGCTGGCGCTAATGTGAATTCTTACACGCTTATCAAAGCAATCGCTGAAGAGTTGCGTGGTTTGGCAGTAGAGTTTAACGTGCCTATCTTAAGTGCTACACAAACAACTCGTACTGGTTATAGTAGTTCAGACTTAAACTTAGAAGATACTTCTGAGTCCTTTGGTCTACCAGCAACTGCTGATTTTATGTTTGGTCTGATCTCAACTGAAGAGTTAGAAGGTCTAGGGCAACTGATGGTAAAACAATTAAAGAACAGGTGGGGTGACACTAATTATCTGAAACGTTTTGTAATAGGAATTGATCGATCTAAGATGAAATTATTTGATGCTGAAGAATCAGCACAAGATTTAGTTGATGATACTCCTGTTGCAGATAAGGGTAACTTTTCTAGTAGAATGAAAGAAGAGAAGTCCAACGACGGTAGTGTCTTATCCTATAGAAAGCGAAATACTGAGAAGAAATCAAACTTTGGTGGCTTCAAATAATAAAGGAATAAATGAGAATATACTGGAATAAATTTCACTCGATGATGAAGAGTGGAAGAATACATAGAGTATTAAACAAATACTTAAGTTAGGAGAAACATATGTGGTTGTGGATTTTAAGTAACGTAGCGGGGTCACTATTAGGTGCCGCATCTACAAAATGGTTCAAAGATACTAGAGCAGGTCATTGGTGCTATAACAAGTTCG